GGTTCGATTCCCCCCATCTCCACCCCCGCCCCGGAATCTCATTGAGATTCCGGGGTTTTTACTGAATTCGCAACGATTTCCGCCCGCCTATCACCCCGGACACATGTATCAGGATATATCAGGATGTATCATTGACTGTGGCGCAGGCGTGGCGCAGACAGTGGAAAAAGATGCCGCGCCACTCGACGTGGAGGAGGAGACATGAGCGGCCGCCGAGCGTTCGGGTCGATCCGCAAAAACCGCGCGGGCAGGTACGAGGCCCGCTACACCGGACCCGACGGCGGCAAATACACCGCCGGACACTCCTTCGTCCGCAAGGGCGACGCCAGTGCCTTCCTCGCCCGCACCGAGGCCGAGATCAGCGAGGGCACCTGGACCAGCCCCAAGGAAGCCCGCGAGCGCGAGCGGGCCGAGGCGCGGGCGATTGAGCGGGCGACCTTGACGTTTGGCGAGTGGTCTGTGCAGTGGCTTTCGTCGCTTGAGCGTCTCGGTCGGACGCCGAAAACGATCCAGACTCACACGTACCGTATGCGTCGGCTTGTCGAGGCTTTCGGGGGGCGGCCGCTTGCGTCGATTACCGCCGATGACGTGGCCCAGTGGTACAGGCGCGTGTGGGATGAGCGCGGCGCTGGCGTCGCTCGCCCTGTCTATATGACTCTCTCCGCGTGCATGAGCGCGGCGGTCAAGTCTGGGCATGTCGAGGCGACGCCCTGCCAGGTGCCGGAGGGACAGAAGCATGTGCCCACGCGGGAGCGTGGGCGCCAAGTGGCGACGCCCGAGGAGGTTCAGGCCGCGGCGAACGCCATGCCCCCTCACCTGCGCGTTGCCGTGCTGCTCGCGGCGTGGTGTCAGACCCGCCTCGGCGAGGCGATCGGCCTGCAGCGCCGCGACCTCGACCTCGAGGCGGCGCCGCCTACTCTGCGGATTGAGCGGCAGGTGCAGTATCTGACTGGCGTCGGCCCGGTCGAGACTCCGCCGAAAAGCACGGCCGGCGTGCGTGAGATTGTCATTCCCGCCTCGCTCGTGCCCGCGCTGCGCGCGCACCTTGACGCGCACGTGGACGCCGCGCCCACATCCTGGCTCCTACACCCCGAGAACACCCGGGGCCTGCCGATCCACCCCAACTCGCTGCGAGCGGCGTGGGAGAAAGCTCGCGACGCTGCAGGCATCCCATGGCTAAAGTTCCACGATCTGCGACATACAGGGCTCACGGTTTTCGCCCAGCAGGGCGCCACGCTTGCCGAGCTCCTCCACCGAGGCGGGCACAGCGACGTAGACGTCGCTCTCAGGTATCAGCACGCGACCCGCGAGCGCGATGCAGCGCTGACAGCGAGGATGGACGCGGCCGTGCTAGTCTGACCCCGCGCAGATCGCTGGAGGCATCGAGGAATTCTGATAACGCAAGGAAGGCCCCACTGCCCATAACGGGCAGTGGGGCCTCACTAGCTGAGTCGCTCCTACGGGTGGACGGTGGACGGCCACGAGGCCATGAGCCCCGTCGCGCCCTTCGCGAGCGCCTGGCGCGCCTGAGACTCATTCGTGATGATGTGCGCGATCGTCGGCTTGCCTGATGCGTTCAGGCGGTTCCACACGTCCGGGCCTGCGCTCCATTCCATCCCTATCACGTCCCACTGGGACAGGTCCGAGGTCGCGACCTCGCTTGGGTACAGCATGGCCATGGTCCTGTACCCGCGGGCCTTCGCTCGCGCCGCGCTCGTCCCCCGCGCAAAGACCTTCCACAAGACCCTGCGCTCGGGATGCCCACCAAACGCTGTGTCCAGGTACTCCAGGAGCGCCTCCTCAGAGGCGAGATCCCCGGGATTGTGCTGATCCTCGGCTGACGTCGTCTTGTGATCGACCGCGAGGATCATATCGTCTGGGATCTTATCGACGATGTCCGTGAGCCGCATGAACGGCCCCGACGCCTGGCGGAGCGTGCGCAGCGTCGACCAGGGTGTGTTCCAGATCTGGTAGTCCGTTCCCGGCACGGTGCGCGTCGTCTTCCAGTCATGGATCGCGACGAACTCGCCCGAGGCGCAGCGGCGCACGGAGATCTCCAACGCCTTGAACCCGGCACGCAGCGACGCATCCAGCCCAGCCTGCGTGAATTCCGGGTACTCCGTGCCGCCCATCCGGTGACTGATGTAGAACGGGCGCGCCGCCAGAAAGCGCGCGACGGCGTCTTCACCTGCGGGAGTCACCGGCGTCGACGGAGCATGCCTCGATAGGCTCACATCGCCACCTGCGCGGCGACGCACTCGCACGACACCCGGTCTATCACCGCCTGCACGCCGACGCTCGTAAACGACGAGGTCAGGCATGCGCGATCACCTGCACCGCAAGGCCGTTAGAGCCCTGCTGGTTCGGGTACGTGACAACGAGGTCCGCCGGCTGCGAGCCCGTGCGGCGCGCCAACGTCACCGTCTGGTAGTTGAGGGCTTCCTGAGCCGCGAAGGCCAGCTTTTCCCACCCCGCAGAGACAGTCACCTGCTCCGAGGACTCAACTGCGCTCGTCCGCTCGAACGCGAACCCCAGCACCACACCCTCGCCCGCGAGCGCGGGAGCCGTGCAGGTCGTGGTCTCGGTCGGCGGGGCCTGGCGCTTCTTGACGTCGCCTGCCTCGATCGTGGAGGCTCCTCGGATGGAGGCGGCTGCCCAGCCGATCTCCGCGTTTTGGCTCATCGTCAGCGTGACTGTTGGTGTCCACGGGCCGGTGATGATGACGGCGCGCATCGTGCCGACCCAGTACGGTGCGACAAGCTGGTCCCAGCCCTGCGGCACGGTCAGGTCCGCCGGCGTTCCTTGGGCCTTCTCGTTCAGGCCGATCACGATCTTGTCTCCTGCCTTGCCATCGACCTTGATCGTCACGGTCTGTCCGACGACCTGACCGGCTGCGCTGGCGACGAGCGTCGGGCCAGCCTCGGGGGCAGGGCCGGGAGTCGGGGACGGCACAGGGGACGCCCCAGAGACAAGGAAGTAAAGCGTGCCGTCCGGCAGGGCCTGCGCTTCGGCCTCCGTGGAGCACACGGTGATGCCGACGCGCTTCAGGGCTTCGGTGAGTTCGGCCTTGGTGGCCAGGCCCGCGAGGTCACTCGCGTGGGCGACCCCGGCGACATCAGCCTTGGCGGCGTACCCGGCGAGCTCAGCCTTGGTGGCCAAGCCCGCCAGGTCGGACGCGTGGGCGACGTCGGCCACATCAGCCTTGGTGGCCAAGCCCGCCAGGTCGGCGCGGGTCGGAAGGTCCGCGACCTGGCTCGACATCGCGTACCCCGCGAGCTCGGCCTTGGTGGCGAGGTCCGCGAGGTCGGTGCGCTTGGCGTACTCGGCGAGGTCAATCTTGCCGCCCGCCGCGGCCTTAGCGACCTCGGCCTTGGTGGCCAGCCCCTCGAGGTCCGCCCTCGTCGCGAGGGGGGCGATCGCGAGCGCGATCGCCCTGTCAGCGCCCTTCTTCGTGTAGAGCACCGTATTTGCCATGATTAGCCTCCGATCGTGATCGTGTCCCCGTCGCCGGAGATCTCCACGCCCGGCACCGGAGGCGGTGTGGGCGTCGGGATCTGGTCGCCCGAGAACACACTTTCGAGCGAGTAGATGACGCCTGGTTTGAGGGTGACGGTCGCTTCCCGCAGCGTCCGCCCCGGCACGGCTAGGCGCAGGCGCACTCGCGTCTCCGACTTGATGTCGAGCGGCAGGGCGATCCTGCCACTCAGGTCCGCGCCCCGGCTGACAGGCCCCCCTGCCAGGATCGCGGTTGTTTCCCCGCTCGGGAGAGCGAGCGTCGCCGTCAGGTACGCCGTGGTTTCCGGCGACCCGTCCAGGCGCGCCGCGGCACCGGTTACTGTTGTTCCCATTTCTCCACCCTCTCTTGTAGACGGTCTAGGCGGTCATGAAGGCGAGCGTGCGCGTCGTGCGCATGCTCATCGATTGTCCGCTGCGCGGCCTCACGCGATGTCCGCTCATCGTGAAGCTCGTCGGAGATCTTGGCTCCACGCTCGTCGATCCTGCCCACCCGCGCCTGCACCTCCGCCAGGCTCCGGCCGTGCGCATCAAGCGTCTCGACCATGCGCCTGCTCTGATCGCTCAGATCTTTCACCTGGGCCGCGAGCGCACCGATCTGATCGGAGACCACCCACACGGTCTCGATCGCCCTATCGAGATCATCCCGAACGTTCGTGTCGTGATTGTTTTTGATCTCCTTATCCGCGCTCTGAGCGGCGTCGCGCGCCTCCGACGCTGTCGCCGAGATGTGCGCGAGGCGCGCGTCAAAAGCTCTGCCGACGTAGCGCAGGCCCGCGACGACTGTCGCGGCGGCAGCACCAATGACGGCTACCGCCGCCGCGACGATCGCGGTGACGACCTGCGGGTCGGCGATGATGTCAATCACCGTCAGGCACCGTAGCGCCGGTCAGCTCCTCCAGAGACTGACCGCCGGGGGTCATGGCCCCGACCCAGTTGAGGATGCTCGCGCCGTTGATCTTAATGGCGGCGAGAACCTGGTACACAGACCAGGCCGTGCCGAGGAATACCGTCAGCTGCGAGGTCAGCAGCTGCCAGGTGGCCGGGTACGACCCCGACAGCCACACCCCCACCGTGACGATGCCCGCGACGATCGCGAGCAGGCCGACGCGGCGACCCCTCGTCCACCACGGGCGGTCCAGCGCCGCCTGGACAAGCGGCCAGACGAGGCCGACGATGACGGTCGTCACGAACGGATCCTGGTGGAGATTCAGGAGGAGGGCGTTCATGTCATTCTCCCTTCGCGGCGTCGGCGAACACGCTGCGGACGGCCTCCTCGGCCGCGTCTCGCACCTGCTCCGGCGTCAGACCAGCCGCACCCGCCGACGTGAGCGCCGACAGGAGCGGCGGGACGATTGCCGGCGCGATTGCGCCAGCGATCTTTTCCGGGTCGATGCTGCCGACAGTCGCGGCGACCTCGGCTACCAGGCGCGCGCGACGTGCGGCGGCGTCGGCGGTGATCCCGGCGATGTCGCCGTCATCAAGCGACACCTCATATGCGTTGGCCAGGCCGTAGGCCTTGACCATATCGGTCCACACCTTCGCCGATGTCATCGCGACGACATCGGTCGGTGTGATTGCGTAGATCGTGCCAGTCTGGCGCGAACGAATAAAATGCACTGTGTCCTCCTCAGGGACGATTGGGGTTTCTTCTGTCTCGGCCTCGTCGTTGTTGACGAGGGCCATGTACTGGGCCCACGGGAACTGCGGGCCCGGATCCCAGTGGTCCGATCGCTTGTATACGTCGGACACCTGGTTATGCCCGACGAATCCGGCCTCGCCTGCGGCGAGTTCAGCATTCGTCAGATGCTTGAGCGGAATCCCCGCCGCGAGCGCGATCTCGCGCGCGTGGGCGGCGGAGAGCTTGAGCATGGACTGGGACTCTGCGTCGTTCCAGCCTGCGCCGTCCTGAGACGCGTAGCCCGCGTGCTCAATTTGATACCCATCAGCATTCGCGCCGGGTGCGGCAAACGCGGTATCGGACGGCGGCAGGCACACGACGACGCTGTCTTGATCGACACATGCATGCGCCGACGCGACGACAGCGCCGGAGGCGAAATAGGCGGCGATGTTCTCCGCCGTCTGCGGGCCTTCGGGGGCCTCCATCGTGTGGATCACGATGAGGCGGAGATCCTCGTTCCTCCCCTCGTAGTAATGCGCGGGCGTGTAATTGCCCATGTCTCTCCTTTCATCTGGTACGGGAAAGCCCCCGAGGCTGGTCCTCGAGGGCTTGACTGCTGGTCCCCTGGCGGATCACCAGGGGACGTAGGTGGCCGAAACGGGAACGATCCACCCGTGCCCGCTGCGGATTGTTGAGTATCCCTTGATACTCAACTTTCCGTTGGATCTGATCCGCAGATAGGCGTAGGTCGGGTCAAAATCTGCGCCACCGCCCGTTACGGTAGGACCGATAAACTGCTCCTGCGATGGTCTGAATTTCGCGGGTATCGTGAGCAGATCATCATGATCCCCTCCCGCCGATATCAGGACTCCTGAGATCTGCACGACGCCGGCGCGCATACAGATCCGTGGGTTATGGCCAGCGCCTACTCCCCATCCAGACGACACGACGAGAGACTCCCACGGGTATGTCTTCCCGCCGATTTCTGTCCAGGCCCGGCCATTCCACGCCTGTAGACTGCCCTGATCCTGCCTGTACACGAATGCCGGATCACTGTCTGTCATCCGCACGCCTGCACCTTGCAGGGCGGCGATGTACTGCGCGGCAGCCGTCTCGGATGCCACCGTCTTGATAGACGGGATCGACAGGGAGAGCGCCGTCAAATCGGTTCGTTGCGCAGGATCCGTAGGCGATGGCACGCGGTGCCCGCGCTGATCGATGTAGCTCATGCATTCTCCTCCTGCATATATTCCAGGCGGAGACTCAGCGAGTCCCCGCCTTGCTTAACGCCCCCGTAGGCTGCCCCTAGAAGCGCTATCCCCATTCCCGGGGCTTTCATGGATTCAGCCAGACGCATGACGTCAATTTCGATGAGGTCTGCCCCGACTTGCACGGGAGCGCTGACTGTCGGCCCTACAGTGCCCGGCCCAGCATCTGAGTATGTTGCTGCACCCACCTGCACCGACCAGGGGACCGCAGACGGCGCCGGTCTGAGGGTCAGTACAGCTGATCGGACGTCTATGCGCCCAAGGGCCTCTATCTGTCGGCCAAAAAGCGCCAGGCCGCGTAACGCTCGGCCCGCTGGGGATTTTCCTTGCCACGCACCCCCGCCGCCGTAGCGAGTCCATGCCGTGCCGTCCCACGTTCCCACCCACTGTGCTGGGATAACCGCCTCACGAGCTGACTGCGGCGGGGAAGCGGGCGGCACCCATTCGAGCAGTGGCGTCTCCGGCTTCGGCGCAGGACCTAGCGCATGAATCGGGCGACCCGTGTCCTGGTCGATGAGGACGTGCGCTGTCTCGACGCCCGCCCAGTTCACAGCGGTGGCCGGCACTTGGACGGGCGGCCCCCCGAAAAGACTCACCACGACCGAGCGACCGCCGTCATCGAGGCGTATTACGCGCCCGATCGCTGTAGCTGACCTGTCTGAGCCGTATCGTGGCGGCAGATCATCAGGAGCCGTCGATAGTAGATCCATCACACGGCTCACTGCGATACCTCCAGCTCCGTCTTTTGCACGCCCTTGTACGTCAAAGGCACTTCATACGCGGTGACAAGGCCCCACAGCGTTTTCGTCTGCGCGGCCTCTACCGGCTGCGTGGTGACCTCTACATGCGCATCCAGGTGGATTCTTGGATCTGGGGGGTGCTCGACGGGTACTTTGACTTTTTTGCGGATTGCGTCAGCCAGCATCGCCTCCGCAGCATTTTTGGCTTGTACCGCCGATGTGATCAGCGGGGATGAGAAAAAGCGCGGCACGACGCCGTACGGGCCGTCAACGCGCATCGGCCCCGTCAGCTGATCGGCGATCGCCTGAAATGACGGCGCACCCTCATCTGACGTTTCCTGGCCGCGCGCCACAACTCGGTTGTAGATCTTGTCCCTACTAACCGACGAGGCGACACCTACGACCGTGCCTGCCTCTCCATCCGTGAGACGCAGCTGCGGGCGCGATGACGGGTCAGTCACCGGCGGAGACAGATAGAGGGTTCCGTCCCCGCCTTCGCGTACAGAGGCTGGCCACGCTCGCGCGATCTCGTAGACCGCATCGATACGCGACTCGCCCCACGTCATTGATGGACATGGCCTATCCCCGAGTTCAGGCGCGATGATGAGGCCCATCCGGGAGCCTACAAGTCGACGCAGCTCAGACGCGAGCGTTCCTGCCGGGTCAGGAGCCATCGGCTCAGTCAGACGATCCTCCTCCAGGCGCTGCAGCAAGCTTTTGCCCGTCACTCTGACCGTTGACGGTCCCGGCTCCACCGCCGTGATGAGGAAGCGCCCGATGGGGATCGTCCACCAGTCCCCGCTGAGCACCGAACTGATCGTCAGTGACACATGCAGAACCTGGCCGTAACAGGCAAGCGGGTGCCGCGGATCGGTCGGGTCCCAATCCCGCCAATCCTCATCCTCCACTGCCCCTACACGGGGCACAGTGAGTGAGAGCGAACCCTGAACCTGCTGGCTCGCATCCCACGCGACAGACCCGTCCTCGACGGGCACTGACCCCAGAAACTCTGCACCAAGCCACGACTCTACGGTTGCTTCCACCGCGTATGCCGACGTCAATACATCGCCTGGAATACGCGCACCCGCGTCGGCAATCACGCTCACGGTTCCTCCTGCCACAGTGTCCGGTCGAACTTTTCCCACGACCACCGTCGAGCATCAAGCCCATTCCATGTGAGCGCCCGGGCGTCGAAGTCTGCCCATGTTGACAGCGCTAGTTGCGTGTTTGGCTGCGGCAGGCCGACGATTGTGCCCTTGATCGCCCACGTCCGCTCAGCCACATCAAGACGCGGCGCGCGCTCCATTGACACTGACGTCACGGCCATGACCGTGACCAAGTCGACGTCACACGTACCCAGCATGCATTGCAGGCACCGCGCCGGGTTGTGGAACAGAGCTGCTGGCGTCGGAGACCCCAGCAGCTCTTTCAGCGCAGACGTATCGCGCATATTTGTCCGCGCCGTCAACGAAACTGTCCCTGCCCCGCACTTGGGCGCGTACACAACCAGCGGAGTCGACCTGCCCGGCACCTCGTGCTCAGTAACCCGTGGCTTCAACTCGCGCTGGTCCGTGCCCTGCCACAGCAGGTTCACGGGCTTCCCGCCCGCCGTATCCGTCATTAGTGACAGCCCATCCCATGACCGCCGCACTGGATCCGACTCGACGAACACCCCCGCTGACGTCGTTAACCTATATCGGATGTCCACATTGATGGGGGCCAATGGGTCTCCGATTACCCGCTGGACCCCTCCTCCGGTCCACGCACCCCCGCGCGGCGTCCACGTGAAACCCGTTTCCGTTACGCCCTCGACATGGCAGACCGCTCCCAGCGGTGCCAGCCTTGCTGGAATGATGACCTGTACTCGTGGAGCCCTGCCGCCATCTACGACAGCTACCGGCCCCTCCGTCATACCCAGCTCTGCCTCAACCTCGCGAGATGCTGACAATCCGCGATCGCCGACCCACTCGTGGGTGAGTGCTCGGCGGCTGTATCCGATGCGGCGCTGTGGGGTGTCGCCGTCGAAGAACTCGGCGGCGGCGGTGATCGCCTCGGCCACGGTCGTTGCGGTGACGATCATGACGTCGTCGAGGTGAACCCATCCCGGGAGTGAACCAGCCTCGGCGTCGGAGACTGTTCGGACTCCGAACCTTATACGGCATGCCGTAGCACCCGCTGGTGCGGTAAATGACCATGTTGGGCGCGTCCCCTCTGCACTGGAGGCCAGCAGTGAGGGGACTGTAGCTACGCTTGTTTTTCCGCTGATCGTCCACTCTGGCTCTACAGCCACTGCGATGCCCGGACTTGTGCGAAGGAGGGCAGACACCGCGAGCGCCTGCCCTCCTTCCACCTCCACGAATCCTGGAGTCACCACCTGGCCCTGGAGCCTGTTAGGGATGTCTATCGCTAGATACCCCGGAGACTGCCTGGTGTGGTCGCCCCAATGACCTTGGTCTGTCCCGGCTCTGATCGTTGATGGGAGGTAATTCGCCCATCCCCGCGTGCCGTAGGCAAAGCTGGGGTTTGGACATAGGTTTGTCCTAACCACTTATCGACTCCTCCCTATCAGTTGCTTACGGTGTGCGAGTACTCCGACGGCGACTGTCTCGACATGGGCGCGGAAAGCGCTCCCGTCATCGAGGACGAGGTTTACCTGCGCGCCCTCGAGCGAGACACCAGAAGCCGCGCCGGAGGCCGCGAGCGCGGAGACGTCGGCCCACTGGCGGGCGGTGAGGATTGCCTCACGCTGACCCGTCTGGTTGACGGCCGCGGTCACACCCTCGGGGAGCCAGCCGCCGCGGTCGTACTTGCGTGCGCCGCCGTAGCGGCCCACTGTCGGGGATCCCCAGATCCCGATCTTGCGGGCGGTGAGGCCCGGCTTGGGCTCTTCGACCATTTGGCCGCCGCCAGCGTAGATCGCTACGTGATGAGCTGGCGACCCCCAGAAGAGGAGGTCGCCGGGGGCGGCCTGCGACCAAGGCACGGGTGTTGCGCCGGACTGGTAGCCTGCGGCGGTGAGGCGCGGCCACCCCAGGCCGAGCTGCTGGGCGGACCAGTAGACCAGGCCTGAACAGTCCAGGCCTGGCGGGATGGCTGAGCCGCCCCACACGTAGGGGACTCCCATCTGGACCGCTCGCATTGCGGCGCCCACGAGACCGGCTGAGGAGGACTCCTCAGACTTCTTCTTGAAGTAATCGCCGACGCCGCTCAGGAGCTTTTCAACGCCGCCGACGCCGAGCTCGCCGATGACTCCCGGGGCGATGCCCTTCATCAGTGCCCGCACGGGCTCGGTGATGAGCTGCGCGACGGAGCCGAGGGGATCCGCGAAAAAGTCCGCGACGCCCTTCGCGGCGTCGGCGAACCAGCCCGCGATGCCTCCGCCCGCGAAATGGGCGATGCCCCCGCCTGAGAAGCCCGCAGGGGCCTTGCCGGGTGTGCCGCCTGGGCGGCGCTTCGACGCGGCGTAGTTAGCAGCGATGATGCGGCTCGGCCCGATCTGGCGGACGAGCTCGGGGACAAGGATCGCCTCGCCGGGGGAGAGCATCGCCGGGATCGTGTCGTGT